TTACTGCCAGTGCTGTTTTCAATTGATTGGCTTTCTCAACGTCTACCCTCACCCCTAGGAAACGCATATCGACCAGACAAGGAAAAAGATCTGTCTCAAGATTAAATACATTTTGTAAATCATCTTCAATAATTATTTTTTTAAATTTTTGCCAAAGTTCTAATGTAAGTTCAGCGTCAGCTTCAGCATAAGATCCAACTTCCATAGCAGGTAATCTCCACATCTCTGCTTTTGCATCTAGTCCTCTTTCTTTTGCAGCTTCAATTAGTCTAGCTTCATTCTTACCTTTGTTAAGATAAGCCCAGGACATAGTATTTAAGGTATAAGAGAATCTATTCTCATCAATCAATGATGCTGCAATCATAGTATCTACGATTAAACCATTGATTTTTATACCTAAATTACGTATCCAACATACGTCATACATTGCGTTATGAAATATTTTTGTAGCAGGTGATTCGCATACATCTTTAAACCAATCTAAAACTTTTTTACGATCTAAGTTTGGACCAATCTCATGTGCTATGGGAAAGTAACCTTTCCAACCATCAACAGCAACAGCTATACCTACAACTTCACCATTACTTGTAATGGCCCCTGAACCCAGTTTCTTTAAGTCTGGATCACGTGTTTCTAAGTCAATAGCAATTTCTTCTGCTGTTCTTAGATCAGGATACTCTGTAGGCACTAACCATTCTGTTTGAGGTATAATCATTTTTTATCTTTCATATGTTCTATTTCTAAATCACAATAGTGTTTAATCTTGTTTATATCTTCTACACCATTTTTGTTTAAATATCTACAGACATATTTAATTACATTAGCTTGAAATGGATTAAGTTCATTTTTTCTTATGAACGTCCATGGTTGAATAGAGAATTTTTTATAATGTGATCCTCCAACTTGTTTGTCTTGTGGGAATGCTTCATCCCAATCTTTTTTATTTGTCATTTGATTGCCTCCATAATAAAAAACCATATACAGAATGTTAAAAATATATCTGATGTTATAACTCTCATAATTGATACCCCGTTCTTTTTATTTTTGCTTTTAGTTTGTATAGGTTATTTCTTGCTCTTGTGGTTCCTACGTACCAGACTCTATGCTCTTCGTCATTCTTTTGTTGACTACGTTTTATAGATTTAAGAATTTTTTTTCCCATATCTAAACATAAAATTACATTATCTTCTTCACCACCTTTTGCTGCATGTATAGTAGATAACCATATTCTAGCATTGGTGTTTAAATTTTCTCCATTGTCCAACATATTTTTTATATACAATTTTTCTTTTTCATCAGCTTCAACAAATGCATCAAACCAATCTTTATTTCTATTCCATTCAACATTACCTGTGTATTCTTTTAAATCTTTTATAACTCTATCTTCTAATTCCTGATGCCTGGTCCAAGACTCGTACTGCATGGCAGCTTTATAAATATTTACGCCGTAGCTTTTACCTTTATTAGTTTCATAGTATAAATCTTTACGTTTCAATTCTTCAGCTATCTTTACTTGTCTAGATATAGTTCTACTTAATATTAACCATTTACCTTTAGTTAAATCTATTTGACTTAGATTAGATATAGTCAACGATTCTCCCTCAAAATCTCGTGGTAAATAGTGTTTTTCCTTCCTTATACCCATAATCTTCTCAATTGGCTTCTGAGACTCCTCCTGGACGGTTCTAGACACACGTTTAGAGTACTTTAGGACCCTTTCTTTAGCCGGTTCTTTGATAAATCTCTCTACATCTGCACCAGCCCATACAAATATAGCTTGGTCATCATCACCTGCTAGATAGATATCTTCTGATTTTTCTTTAAACACATCAAATAGTTTCCATTGTAATGGTGATAGATCCTGAGCTTCATCTATAAACACTGCTTTGAATGTAGGAAAGTTTTCTTTGTCTTTAGATCTAATTGTAAGATCTACTAAATCATTAAAGTCATATAAATTTTTAGCATCTTTATATTTAATTAAATTATTACTTATATATTTTAAAGTTGACCACACTATTTCTTTAGGATCATGTTCCCATAATTCGTATTCTTCTCTAACACTAATGCATTTATTAACTGCTTTGTGTATCAATTGAAAATAAGGATTGTCACAAGTTAGATAACTTATTTCTTCTTTGTTATATTTATCTGCGTACTTTACTTTTACATTTATTTCTTTACCAAACTTTTCATAATGATAGGGCTGCATAATATCTTCTTTTTTAATATCTAAAAAATTAAAACAAAAAGAATGTAGTGTCTGAAAGTATGGAAGATTCTTTTCACTTGCTGGCATTCTTTCTTTTGCAACACCTGCAGCTTTTTTACTAAATGCAAAGTAACCTATCTTGTGAAGAGGTGTTCCTAGTCTTGCATATGCTTTTGATCTACTTATAAGTTTAAATGTTTTACCGGTTCCTGGTGGTCCATAGTATTTATAAATCATACAATGTCTTCTTCTGTTTGAAATTCTATTTGTTCATTAAACTCTTCTTCTTTTTCAAAATACTTTAAAGGTATTCTTAAAGTTTTTAATGGTGCATATTGTTTGTTATCAGAATCTTTTCCAGGAAATTTTTTACTGTGATCAAATTTAGCTTGGTCTTCTGGTTTCTTACTAGGGAATAATGCTTTGATCATTAATGATGTTTTAGCTGATGACTCTTTCCATTCATATGTTTTTAAATCATCATAGAATGCACTATATAAAAAGTATGCATACTCATCATCTAATAGTGGTCTACCACTTTTAAATGAATTATACTTCTTAGCTTGAGGATCATTTATATATCTATGAATATGTGCTTTTAATATGTCAGATGGATTAGTTCCTTCTGCAGGTTCTAGTATTTCTATTTTAGATTTTTCAAATAAGTTTTTTAATATTTCATAAAAGTCATTACCTTTTATTGTTGGTGGTACTACATGTACCTGTTCCATTAATAATGCTCTTAATTCTTTTTGACTTTCTATTCTATGCACATTCTTAGCATGCACTTGTTTTGTTTGTCCTTCTTCATTCTCAACAGTAAAATACCATTCAGGTGTAGGTTTTATATTTAATTTTTGTAATGCAGATAATGCTGGCCATACCGGTTTATTATCTGATATAATACCGAACTTTCTTTTAACACATACAGACTTTACACACACGGGTGCTAGTAATGGATCATTACAAGTATGACCTTTGGTATCCTTACTCCAACTTTTAATCTTTTGATTTACATGTATATCTGTCCAGTTATTATCAAACTCAAAATATTTTCTTGCAGCTTCTATAACTTTGTCTTGCCATTTGTCAGGATACTTTTTCTTAGCAAACACCATATAATTATATAAGAATCTATCTCTACCATCTTTCATTATTTTTTTAGTTAAGATTCCCAAACAAGGTGGACCATCTACAAACTCTTCTCCACCTCCTGTTAGTTCATCTTCAATAATTCTTTTCTGTATATCTTTTAGTTGTGCTTCTGTTTGTGCATTAGCTTCAACAACTTTTAAAAACATATCTAATTGCATTTCTTCACCGCTTGGTAATAATGCTTTTCTAGAAATACTATTGTAAGGTAAGTTTATAAAATTACCGTTAGTCTTTTCACCATCAGCATTCTCTCCTAGTGAAGTTTGTTTAGGAAATATTTCTGTATTGATAGGTAGTTTAAATAAAAATAAAACCTGTTCTAAAAAATCTCTTATCGCTTTTGTTTTTACAAACTCAGTGGTGAACACATATAAATGTAGTCCACCACTCTTCGATAGGACAGGTATTATCGGAAGCTTTTTTTCTTGTATGATGTCTAAATAAAATTTTCTATCTATTGGATATTTATCAACATCAATTGCACCAAACCTAGCTTTACCTTCATCAGTACATGGTTGTATACCAATAGATTTAACACCAGATAAGTGATCTAAATAATCTTGTTCAACAACAGGTATTGAGGACCATTCGTGTGGATACCTTTTCTTACCTGTCTCTCCGTCTACAAAACCTTCAGTAGT